CCTTATGATTTTACAATGTTGTTATTTACAATTCTGTAACCTTCGGGCAAGCGTGTTGTAGAGTCACCTTTTGCATCACCCAAATCGGCACCAGTCAAGTTGGCCCAAGTCAGGTCAGCACCACGCAAATTGGCACCAACTAAACTTGCATTATACAAGTTTGCACCACGCAAGTTGGCGCCAGTCAAGGTGGCCCCATCCAAGTTGGCATTAATAAGTTTTGCCAAACTTAGGTCTGCATTACGCAAGTCGGAAACATTCAACTTGGCGCTACGCAAGTCTGCATCACGCAAGTTGGCACCATAAAGCGAAGTGCCACCCATTTTGGCATCTAGGAGCATCGAACCACTCAGGTCGACAGCAACTAGGTCTGCATTACGCAAGTCGGCACCACGCAAATTGGCACCATAAAGTTTTGCACCACTCAGGTTGGCACCACGCAGGTCGGTATTTGGGGCAATAATTACGTCTTTGCCATTTATGGTATGGATACCACTTGGTACCACCGCAACTTGCTGATATTGATTGCCATGAAATTCGTGACCTGGAGTGTCACCTTTAGTTAATGGGTAAAGAAGTTCGTCGGGGTGAAATGGGTTTGTCATTATTTATCTTTTTGAACGCAGGTAGGGCAGTCAACGTTACCGCCCTTAATCTTTCCAGTGCCCTTGCAGGTCTTGCAGTCAGGGTCTACTGCACCCTTGGTGAATGTTTCTGCAAAGCGGTCTGGAACAGTTACATCGAGTGGGGCATTCTTTGCGTCGATTGCTTGGTAGTAAGACTTAGCGTGTTCTGTGCAAATAAGCGACTGGTTAAAAGCGTCTCCTGCCATCTGTAGGTAGACCGAACGGTTTCCCTTGTCTGTGCGTGAAGCCTGCTCAAAGTAGTCACGAGCGGTGAAGTAATACTTAGATGCTACGAGACAAGCATCTCCTGCGCCCTTCATGTTACCCATTGATGCGAGAGTGTCTGCCTGTTGGCAAGCAGTCTGTGCCATGGTGATTTTTTTGTTGGCGTGGAAGAGTAGACCGTCGATGGTTGAACCACCGTAGTTCTTTTCAAAAGTTGATTTGATTTCGGCGACTGGCTTTGTGCGGGCTAGTTCTTCGGGGCTGAATGGGTTTGTCATTTTATATTCCTTATGAAACAGAAGCGGACAGTTGCCACTTCCACTTTGAATGTTGGTCGATACGGTCAGCGAGGAAGTTTGCAGTTCCCTGCTGATTTGAAGCACTTGCGATTTGGAAGGCAATGTTGAGGCTGGTTAGAACTCCATCATTTGTCTCAATCAAGTCTTTCACAAGAGTTTGAGGGTCGTAACTTGATGGTTGTCCATCGGCTACAGAAGCCCGTGCTGAAAGGTCTTCGAGGCGGAAAGGTGCGTAGCCATTTGCTTTACGGATGCACTCAGCCATTGGGTCAAGGCTATCCAATACATCGCTGTAGATTTCTTCAAACTTGTCGTGCCATTGTGGGAAGTCAGCGCCAGTCACGTTCCAGTGGAAGCCGTGAGTTCGGTGATACATGATGGTGGCGTCAGCAAGGGCGTTGCCCAGTGCCATTGGAAGAGTTGTTGGTAGTGCCATTATGCGCTTCTTTGTTGCCCGATTGTCGGGTCATTTGCAGAAATGCGAAGTGTATTCAATGTGTTGTTGTAACTAAAAGCATCATTAACTGATGCGTCAGCCGACGAGCGAGCGCCTTCGGCATTTGCACGAAGAGTAGCGAGTGTCTCAGGGTCTGAAGCATTTGAGCGCAATGCTGATTCATAGTCATTGACTGCTTTGCTTGCAACCTCACAAAGGTTGGCCGCATGGTGGAAATATGTGTATCCAGACTTCGCTTGATTACCAAGATGTCTGTCTACGCCAACAAGAGCCTTGGCCGCCTGCGCTGAGTGGTAGGCCGCTTCGTTTAAGGCGGTGCGGGCAAGCCCATATTCTCCACGGCTTGCGTAAGCCTTTGCAATGCTGACGTGCTGTGATGCTGAGTCTAGGTGTTGACCGTAGTTAAACTTTTCTGTTCCCGCACGAGTGTCATGTGTCTTAGAAGCGTTCACGCCGTTGGTATAACGGTTTCCACGAAAGGGGTGTCCCGCTCCTTCTCCCGAACCTTGTCCACCTTTAAGGACTTGTTCCAGCCAGTTGGCTACAGTGGTAGAAAAATCGTTAGACATTGCCAAAATACTACCCTGAGATTTAGGAAATGCAGGTTTTACAACCCGTGTAAAGCCTTTCGACTACTTAGATTCAGTGTCAGACTTTGGAGAGATGCTGTCAACAATTTTTGTCGCAACTTCAAGAATTTGTTCCTTGGTCATGCTCTCAATGTCTTTTGGTAATTGTGCCAAGTAAAGCGGATTGTTTTTTGCCTTAGTCACTAAAGCGCTCCTTTTTAAGTGTTTATCTAGTTTACCAGAACCGCCAGTACCTATCACGTCAGAATTTGCAATATCCCAAATTGACTTTTGGTCACGAGATGCTCCTGCTGAAATGGCATCTTCGAGTTTTGGAATATGCTGGGATATGTCAAAGTCGACGGTTCCCGTAGATTCATCCTTAAAAATTCCAAGGTAGTTTCCGTCTTTTCCCAGTTCAGAGGCGTTTTTTTCTATGAAGTCCCTCACAGCCTGAATTGCTTGGTCACGGTTTTCGAAGTCATCAATAGACATTTGAGAAGCGTGTGGATTCCCAAGGGCGCAGAAATATCCGTCTTTTGGAAGTTTTGCACCAATCATGCTGATTGTGGTTCCACCATTTTTATTTACTTCGTCAATAATTCCCTTGAATTTTGCAGATTTTAAGCCCGTAGTGGTAGAAACCTTGTTTCTATCTTCGGGGACTTGAAAGCGATTTGGGTCTCTTTGACGAACTGGCTTGTCTGCTCCGCCGATTCCGCCAGTGTGCTGGTTTCCGTGGAAGACGTGACCTGATGTTTCTTTGGAAAGAAGAATCCACTCAACAATTTCTTGGTTTTGGTTTTCGCCCGACATCGGGATACCTATTCTTCTGTAGAAGCGTTTTTTACGGCTGAGAATGCAGATGCTGGTGCGGTGTCAGAAGGCATATCAACTTCTACGCCTGCGCCCGTTCCGCCAATTGAATAGCCACGAATCTGACCCTTTTTAACCAAGTCCCAAGCCCATGGCTCCCATTGAACGCCAAGGAAAACAGTCCCTGCTGGGAATGATGTCTTGCGTACAGCGCCTGTGTCGGCTTGAACCATTGGAACCTCAACTTCGTGAGGCCACGTCAATGCTTCTACCCACTTACCAGCAACAATGTCTACGTTGTGCTGAAGACGAATGTCACGGTCTCCATGTTCAACGTATCCCCAAAGAGCCTTTTGTAGTTCTTCAGGGTCTGTCCATTCTCCGTGAGCATCGTGGCGGTTTGGAACATACCAAGGGCCGAGCGTGTAGCGGAGTTCTGCATTCTTTTGAATTGCGTTTGGAATTTCTTCCAAATCTTCATCGGCGCTTTTTGCGGTGACTAGAGTTTCTGCTCCAGTGTCAGCAATTTGCTTTGCACTTGACTTTTTACCACGGCGCTTACGACCATCTGACCAAACAGGAGTATCGAGGTGAACGCCTTCCACGGTTGGGCCGTTGCTTACGCCCATCCCTTCGTTGCCACCTGCGGGCATTCCTTCGCCGTCCTTCTTGACGGGTGGAAGTGAGAAGTCTTGCCATGCGCTTGAAGAATCATCTTCTGAACTTTCTGGTGTTTCTACTTCGTCGCCTTTTGCTTTTGCATAAACGGCGCCAGCAACATTTGAAGAACGAATAAGAACTGGAACCATGTTCAACTTGCACCAACCATTTGGTGTGCATGAAACTGCAACCCAGTCGCAACCGTTGTCGCCACTAGCAATGCAGTTAGAGCAAGTCATTCCAAGAGAGAGTTGTGGTGATACGTCCGTGTAGTCAACATCGCTTGTAGGGATGCGACCAATCTCGTCAACCATTTCGTCGAGGCTTTGTGCAATTTCAACCTGCCAAGGGTCAAGACCATCTTTCCAATCTTCACCAAGGATGCTCGCATCGCTTGATGATGAACTGCTTGAACTTGAACTGCTGGATGATGAAGAACTGTCATCGCCAATCATGAACGAGAGCGCTGATGATGAACTGCTAGATGAACTTGAAGAGGAACTACTTGAACTGGAACTGCTAGAAGAAGATTCAACACAGCATTCACATTCACAATTGCAATTGCATCTGCCAGAAGCATTGGCACAGCAACTGCAACTGCTCGAAGAGGAACTACTGGATGATGAACTACTCGAACTGCTAGAACTGGAACTGCTCGAACTGGATGATGAGGAACTGCTCGAACTTGATTCACCTTCAGAAGCCAGCGATGAAGAACTGCTAGATGATGAACTGTCGTCTTGAACGACGTTAAGAATTGAGGCGACTGTTGCTGGGTCAAGATTTACCTGAACAGCATCTCCCATAGCCGAATTGTCTTCTTCTGGCATAGGAACTGGGGATGGATTCATGGTGAAGGGAAAGCCAATTGCTTTATTTAAGTACTTTTCCCAGTCAGGGGTTTCGCTGGTGTCGGCGTTTGGAACCAAGACAAGTGAAACTTCGTTGTCTCCGCTAGCAAGGGCAATGAGGTCTGCGGTCTGGTATCCCTCTGCGATTAGGTCTGAGGCATTGTCTCTGACTTCTGTGGCAATGGACTTGTTGGTGGCGATATTAATTAGGGACGCCTTTGCCACAACATCCACGACGTTCATCTTTTCCATTGAGTGATTCTCCTTGGGCGCTGTGTCATCTATGCTACCCCACGCTTTCTCAAAACCCGTTTAGTTAACGGATTGGACGCTGTACGCCCTTCGGGGCGGACTGTGGTGATACACGACGTAACTTTGTCATTGACTTGGCAGGAGTTGATGCCTTCAATTTTCTAATTCTTAGGGTCATGAAGTTGAGCCTTGATTGTTCGTCATCGGGCCGTTCATTCCTGTTGGCGGACGCTTGATTCCACCGCCAGAGCGGACGCCACCCTTGGCGCCATTGTTCTTTTTACCACCAGTAGGTTTAAGATTTGGTGGTGCGTCGCCTGTGTATCCAGCCGAAGTGATGTCACTTTGGATTCCGCTTCCACCGCTCTGGTCTTGTGGTGTTCCCTGTGGGTTTTTAACCGATGTTGATTCTGTTCCACCCTGAGAAGAACTTTCGTTGTTCTCTGAGGAAGCACCAACAAATTCTGGTTGGTCTGAAGTCATGGCTGGGTCTGGAGCAACTTGGTCTCCATAACGCTGGTTCTCGGCAATGCCATCTGGCTCCGCACGGAAACCAGGAAGACCAGCGAGTTCTCGCAGGTACTCTTCCAGGTTGTTGTCTGGAGTAATAAGTTGGCTCTGAGAGAGGTTGGTGAGGAATGCACCAAGTTCTTGTAGGTCAATTGCTGAAACCTGACCATAAGTCAGTGTAGGCATACGAGCAGAGTCAAAACCATTCAATGACATGAGTCGTGGGATGGCGTGAGTATTAAAAATTTCTGCAATTAGTCGAATCCATGATTCAACGGCCGCAACAAAAAGGTCTACCTTTGAAGTTCCAAGGGCAAAAGAACCAACTGATTCGTGACCGAGCATAATGAAGTCGGCAAGAACTGTCATAGCAATGTGCTGATTGTAACGAGTAATGATTTGGTCAGTATTGAACTGACGAGTTCCACCACTATTCAGAAGTTTGAAGTCAACAAGCGCCTTGCCGTTTTCGTCAAAAATTGACGGAAGGATTACACCTTCTGTTTCGTTGCGCTTTACGCCACGAACAATTTTTTCCATTGCATTTAGTGCAGACTTTTCGGCGGGGGTTGCGTTTGAACTCATCCACTCTGGTGGAACGTATCCAACTGGAAGACCAGCAAGGTCACGCTCAATACCAACCGCCTCAAACTCTTCGATGCGACGCTTGTAATACCACGACTTAAATGCGTTGCGAAGAACTGAACGACCTTCAGGGTTTCCTCGTGCTGATGTTGTGCGGAATAGAAGAGCCTTCTCAATTGGAATTACATTCAAGCGACCCGTTGTTGGGTCACGCTGAATCATTGCCTTGATTCCACCGTTTTCATCAAACTGCCATTGCCACAAAGAATCTTGTGAGCGCATGACAATCTTGCGCCAACCAATTTTGTTGTCGTTGTACTTAGAGCGCTTTGCAGGGTCTTTCTGGTCAGGCCCCTTACGTTGCTTGTAAACAATCTCAAAGAACGACCAGCCGTATGGTAGAAAACTTAGAACGGCAATCATAAGTTCGTGCCATGAGTGACTCATATCATTCATGCACTGCGTTACAAATTCTGCGGCCGCACGGTCATCATCATTTGGGGTTGTTCCAGTTGAGTCGTCGAATGGGTCAATGCGCCAGTCGACTTGAAGAATTACACGCTCGATAGCAAAAAGAATCGCCCCGATAATCGGGTCGTTCTCGGACATATCACGGTAAGCAGTTTGGGCTTGTTTCCCTCGCAGTTGAGGAAGGATGTCGTCAATGACGAATCCACCCGTGCGCCATAAACCACTGGCACCGAGTTCTGAAAAATTATCAACCTGATATGATTCGTTATCTGGCATCTCGGCTCCGTGCATCTATTGCCTTACTTACTTCTATAAGGTTACTACCCTTTTTCACGGCAGAACTTATTCTGCGTCTTTGTGTGGGAGAATGACCACCCCAAACACCCCAAGGCTCTTCCAAACCATCCTCCAAGCATTGATAGCGAACTGGGCATTCCAAGCATAATTTTCTTGCTGGGATTAGGTGATTGCCACCGTGAGTAGTAGTTTCGGGGAAAAATGTAGGAAGATGCTTTGCGTCTGGAACCGAGCGACAAAGCGCTTCGTAGTGCCAAAGCGGTGTCCGCATGGCAAGGAGTACGTCGAGAGCAAAAAACTCGAACTTAGGCTCTTCCTTATTACTATCCACTAAAAGTCGCCATCGTAGATTGAGCAAAATGCTAAAAACTTCAGAGCCTGTGTTTCAGTAAAGCCTACGCTTATTAGGGCGATAAACGATTCGTGGATTTCATTAAATGCCATCAACATAGGCGATGGGGCGCCAGAAAAATCGTTGGTTATGTCTCTGTCGAAATCGTCATTTGATGAGGGAAAATCCATAGTTAATGAACTATACAACAGTGAACTACATCTATGTAATTTTAGACGCAAAAATAATAAAAACCACCAAAGTCTTTTTTTAAGAGACCCTGGTGGTTTTTATCTTTTGCGATTAGCGACCCAAAGGGTTCACTATCGAACTAGAAAGGCAGTTCTTCGTAATCCTGTGATGCAGGGACTGTCTCACGGCTAGGTGAGAACTGCTTGTGTGATGTAGCACCTACGTTGTTATTGTTGTCATTGCGCTCGTTCTTCTGAACGGTTGCTGATGCCCAACGTAGTGATGGCGCTACTTCATCGGCGAGCAGTGAGATACGGTAGTTCTTCTTACCAGTCTCTTTGTCTTCCCATGATGATTGCTTCAGACTTCCAGAAACCATTACACGGGTTCCTCTTGTAACTGAATTTGAAACATTTTCTGCTAATGAACCGAAGGCGGTTACGTCGAAGTATGAAACTTCTGGCTCTGTGCCATCCTTCTTCATGTGATTTACGGCAATTGAAAAATTGACGTATGCAGAACCGTTGTTGCTGAATTTGAGTTCAGGCTCTGCGGTTACGTTGCCCACGATAGTGGTTGTGTTACTGGACATTTTGTCCTCTCTTCCATAATTAGTTATTGCTTATTTTTTGCGTTCGGTTCTTTTAGTAAAGCCCGAACAGCGTTAATAGTAGCAATCTGTGCGGCCACTTGTCCACCCTTGCGGTTGGCTAATTGTCGGCGCACTTCAATTATGGGTAAATCGGTTAAATCACAAAGCCAATCAACGGCTTCTTTAAGCATTGCAAGGCGAAGGTTGTCCAGTTCAAGCCCAGCACGAAGTCCTTCTTCAAGGGCGATTACTCGCATCTCGTCTGTATTTATTGGGTCTGGTGTCATTGTGTTGCCTAAACATTTTGTTGTTATTAAAAGGCTAACACGACAATAAAAAACAACTCTGGTTTATGGAAGTTTGACTCGTGGGAGTGGAGTGTCATACAACTCAGGGTTGCATAAAGGACATTTGTCCCAGCACGGTTCGTTTATCTCCCAGCAGTCTTCAATTAAATGCGGGTCACGATAAGCAATAGAGCAACGCTGACACCTTTTACCAAGTGAATTTAAAAGTTTTTTGGTGACGCTTGTTTTAAATTTAGACATTTTGATTTTAAACAATGTTTCTGTGCGAGGCCGCCAGAGTTCTCATGCTTTCCAAATTTGTTCTTGAAGCCTGAAGAGCCTCACGGAGAGTTGAAAGATTGTTTCTAGCAAGAAGCATTTCTCGACGCAGTTCTGCTGTCTTCGTTGTAGCAACATCGTTAACTGTGTCGACATTTAGTTTGGCTCGACCTTCGTCGCCACCAAAGCGAGCGTTTAGACGTTCCTGAGCATAAGCAATTTCATAGTTTGTTTCTGTGATTGCTGACTCTCGACCAGCCTCTCGAATCTCATCAACAAGACCTTCAATGTGGTCTTGGTACTGCTCAATCTTTGCTTGAATCTCATCTTGTGAAAGCAAAAGAACCTCTCTTAAATAAAAATACCGCCAGAGGCAGACTAGCCCCTAGCGGTATTTCGTGCAACTGCTTTTATGGAAGATAAAGTCCCAAGGCAT